CGCCCCCGGGCGCGGGCAGTCGCGCTGGACTGGGGAATTTTCAGCCAGCACTTCCGGGGAGAATTCACTCAGCAGCTACAGCATCCCGACCTGGTCCGGCTGCTCGCCGGCAAGAGCATCGTCTTCCTCGACAGCATCACCGACCTGACACGGCAGGCGATGGCCTGGGCGAAGACCCGGCCGGAGGCCTTCTCCGACCGCACCGGCAAGCCCGACACGCGCGGCGCCTACGGCCTGATGGCGCGCGAGGTGATCGGGCTGCTGAAGCACCTGCAGCACGCGCCGGGCAAGAGCCTGATCATGGTCGGCATCCTGGAACGTGTGACCGATGACCTCGGCCGCGTTTCCTGGCAGCCGCAGATGGAAGGCGGCAAAGCGGGCCGCGAGCTCCCCGGCATCGTGGATCAGGTGGTCTCGATGGCGCTGTTCTCGCGCGATGCGCAGGGCGCGCCCGTGCACGACCCGGAGCGCGGCACGGAGCGGCGCATCGTCTGCCGCACGGCGAACAGCTTCGGCCTGCCGGCCAAGGACCGTTCGGGCCGGCTCGACGAGACCGAGCCGCCCGACCTCGCCGCCCTTCTCCGCAAGATCAACCTCGCGCCCAGGAGCTGACACATGACTTTCGACATGAACGACGCCGAGTTGCCGCGCGGCACCGACCTCATCCCGGACGGCAGCTTCGTGAAGCTGCGCATGGAGATCCGCAAGGGCGGCATCGACGGCGCCAGCCCCTTCGACCGGGAGCTGCTCAAGGCGGCGAAGACGCCCGGCAGCGACGTGCGCATGCTCGACTGCGAGTTCACCGTGGTGGCCGGCCCACACAGCAAGCGGAAGCTCTGGCAGAGCTTCACCGTCGCCGGCGGCAAGGTCGACGAGCAGGGCGTCTCGATCGGCTGGAAGATCTCGAAGGGGATGTTCCGCGCGATGATCGACAGCGCGCTCGGGCTCGACCCGCACGACATGGGTGAGGCGGCGAAGGCCAAACGGATCCTGCGCGGCCTCGCCGACCTCAACGGCATCACCTTCGCCGCGAAGCTCCGGGTCGAACCGGCCAACGATCCGCGCTACGGCGATAACAACCGGATCGACCGGGTGGTGCTGCCGGGCGAGCAGGAATACCCGCGCATCATGGCGGGCGAGGCGCTGCCGCCGCAGCCGAGCCAGCGCACGGCGCGCGCGCCGGCGGCCGGCAACACCCCGTCGGCCTGGGGTGGCACCGCGGCGCCGGCGTCCGCCGCGCCTGCGGCCCGGGTCTGGGAGCGCCCCGCCGCCTCGCCGCCCGCCCAGCCCCCGCTCGCCGGCGGCCCGACCTGGCTGAACGGCTGATGGCGGGATGGCACGACGCCGCTGGACCCAGTCCCGGCCGCGGGCAGCGCCCGCCGCAGCGCTGGCGTCTCTGCCGCGCTGCACGCCCGAGGACCAGGTGCGGCGCCTGGTCTGCGGGCTGTGCGGCCGCGAGGCGAAGGGCTTCGGCTATGTGCACGGCCTGCGCTTCGGCGAGTTCCCGCACCACCGCTTCTGCAGCATGGCCTGCTGCGAGGCGGGCGGCGCGCTGGCGCGGAGGTCGAACGGCGTGATCGATAGGACGCCGATGGAGGCGCGCGCGATCAAGGACGCACGCCGGCCCCTCGCCGAGGTGCTGCAGGAGCTCGGGCTGCTCGCCCCCTTCCACGACCGCAGCGCAGCCGAGATCGACCGAATCATCGAGGCCTGCGTCGACGGCTTCCAGGCCTCGATGCAGCGCCAGGCCGCCGAGCGCGATCCGCTCGACGACCCTATCCCTTTCTGAGGTGACGGTGCTGCTCGACCTGAACCACGGCTCCGGCGCGGTCTATGGGCGCCTCGACCATGGCCGCGAAGGCGCTGTCGCCGTGACGGCGCGCGTGAATGCCGAAATCGAAGCCGCCCTGCTCGCGCGGCATCGCCGGCAGACGCCGCGCGACTATCTCGGTGGCAGCCGCGTTGGCGAGCCCTGCGCCCGCAAGCTCGTCTACGAGATCACCCACGCGCCGAAGGACCGCGACTGCGACGCCGACATCCTTCGGGTCTTCGACGCCGGCCACCAGTTCGAGGCGCTGTCCATCAGGTGGCTCCGGCTCGCCGGCTTCGACCTGCGCGACCGTGGGCCGGATGGCGGCCAGATCGGCTTCGTCGCGGCGGGCGGAAAGCTGCGCGGCCATGCGGATGGTGTGATCGTCGCTGGTCCCGAGGTCGGCATCGGCTGGCCTGCACTGTGGGAGCACAAGGCGCTCGGCCAGAAGTCCTGGACCGACCTGGTCAAGCGCGGGCTGCGCCTGTCGAAGCCGATCTACTTCGCACAGGTGCAGCTCTACATGGCCTACCTCGAGCTCGAGGTGGCGCTGCTGACGGCGCTGAACCGCGACACGCTGGCGCTGCACCACGAGGCTGTGCCCTTCGACGCCGCAGAAGCGCAGCGGCTCTCCGACCAGGCGGTCGACATCCTGCGCGCCGCCGATGCAGGCGAGCTGCCGCCGCGCATCGCGCAGGCCGCCGACTTCTATCTGTGCCGCCTGTGTCCCTACGCCACGCGCTGCTGGGAGACGCCTGCATGAGCGACATCACGCCCTCCGACACGCAGCACCGGGCGATCGCCGCGATCAAGCACTGGTTCCAGAACGAAGCCGACCGCAAGCAGGTCTTCCGCCTCTTCGGCTACGCCGGCACCGGCAAGTCCACCGTGCTGCGCTTCGCGCTGGAGGAGTTCGGCCTCGAGCACCACCGGGGCGGCGGGGACGGCGAGCCCTGCGCGCCCGGCGTCGTCACCGCCACCTTCACCGGCAAGGCCGCGTTGGTGCTGCGTCGCAAGGGCACGCCGGCGCGCACCATCCACAGCCTGATCTACTCCGTCATTGAGGCCACGGAGGAGGAGGTCGAGGCCGCCGAGAAGAAGATCGAGGAGGCGGTAGCGCGGGCGCGGGGCCTGACCGGCTTCGAGCGCACCACCGCCGAGGCGACGATCGAGGCGATGCGCCAGGGCGTCGCCGACATGAAGCGTCCACGCTTTGCGCTGAACCCTAAGAGCGACGCCGCGCACGCGAAGCTGATCGTGCTCGACGAGGTCTCCATGGTCGGCGAAGAGATGGCGCGCGATCTCCTGAGCTTCGGCAAGCCGATCCTCGTGCTCGGTGATCCCGGCCAGCTGCCGCCGATCCAGGGCGAAGGCGCGTTCACCAAGGACGCGCCCGACATCATGCTCACGGAGATCCACCGCCAGGCGACGGAGAGCGCCATCATCCGCCTCGCCACCATGGCCCGGCAGGGCGAGCCGATCGGCTTCGGGCGCTACGACGACCACGTCTGGAAGATGCGGAAGCTCGACGTCACGCCGGAGCAGGCGCTGCGCGGCGGCCAGGTGATCTGCGGCATGAACGCGACCCGCCTGCAGCTGAACAACGCGATGCGTCGCGCCGCGGGCTTCGGCGCCGGCGGGTGGCTGCCGACCGGCCCGGGCGAGAAGATCATCTGCCTCAAGAACCAGAACGATCTTGGCCTCATCAACGGCATGTTCCTCACCCTCTCCGACATCGTCGACGAGGGCAGCCACTACCTCTCGGCGGTGGTGACGGATGAGGACGGCAACCGCATCGGCGCCCCCCAGGCGGATGGCAGCCGCGGGCGGCTCCGCATCTACAAGGGCCACTTCGAGGACCACGTCGCCTTTGACAAGCAGCGCCACGACCGCGACTGGAAGCTCAAGAAGGGGCTGACCGAGGCGACCTTCGGCTGGGCCATCACTGGGCACAAATCGCAGGGCTCGCAGTGGGAGAACGTGGTCGTCTGGGATGACGGGCTCGGGCGGACCGAACTCGACCGGCGCCGCTGGCTCTACACCGTGATCACGCGCGCCGAGCAGGGGCTGGTGATCCTGGCATGACCGCGGCCCCGATCGACCTCAACGACGCGGGCCTGTCGCCGGTCCGGCACGACCTGGCGGAGGTGCGGCGGCGGCTCGCGGACACCGCGAAGGACTGGCTGCCGCCGCTGTTCCCTCAGGCGCGGCGCGCGCCGGACGGTCGGACGCTCCGCTGCGCGGATCTCTCGGGCCGCGCGCCCCGCGGCGAGGGCTCCTGCGTGATCCACCTGGAGGGGCGCTTCGCCGGGTGGGGGTTCGACCACGCCACCGGCGAGAGCGCTGGGCCGATCGACATGGTCTACCACGCGACCGGCGCCCCGGAGCCGCGGCTGTTCGACGAGGCGGCGAGGCTGGCGCGCATGGACTGTCCTGCACCGCCTGCACGCACTGCCGAGCCGCGCGCGGACCACAGCCATGAGATTGCGCGCATCCTGGCCGGCTGCGTCCCGCTCGCCGGCTCGCCCGCCGAGACCTACCTCCGCGGACGCGGGCTCGCCCCGCCCGACAGCCCAGACATCCTCTTCCACCCCGACCTCGCCGACTTCGAGAGCCGGCGCGGCTGGCCGGGGATGGTAGCCATCGTCCGCGACGCCGCGGGGGCGCCCACGGGCGGCATCCACCGCACCTACCTGCTGGACGACGGCTCCGGGAAGGCGCCGCCGGGGAAAAAGATGCTCGGGCCCGTCGCCGGCGGCGCGGTGCGGCTGTCGCCGATGCCCGAGGACGGGCGGATCGGCGTGGCGGAAGGGATCGAGACCGCGCTCGCTGCCATGGCCTTGTTCGACGTCCCCGCTATGGCGGCGCTCTCCGCCGACGGGCTGCGGCGTTGGCAGTGGCCGGAGCGAACCCGCCACGTCACCATCTTCGCCGATGCCGGGCATGCCGGGATGCAGGCAGCGGCGACGCTAGCGGACCGGCTGAACGTCGCGGACATCCCCTCGCGCATCGTCGCTCCGCTGCATGGCGACGATTTCAACGACGACCTGCGGCGCGGGGCGACCGCCGCCGACTACGAGCAGGCGGCTGGCGCGGAGTCGAAAGCACCCGCCACCGCGGCGGCGCCCGCGACAGTGGAAGATCTGCTCACCGCCGCCACCGGTCTCACCCGCCCGCCTGACTCCGAGCCGCTCGCCGACTTGCTCGGCCGGCTGGCCCTGGCGCGGCTCGACCCGCTCCCGGAGCGCCAGGTCCTCGCCGCGGTGAAGACCGCGACCGGCATCGCTGTCTCCATCCTGGAGAAGCAGCTGGTCGAGCTACGCCGACGGGTGAACGCGACCGGCGACGTCCGCCGCGCGCCCGTTCGGCCGCCGTGGGCCTCGCTGCTGCGGATCGACGCCGGCGGCGCGCCGGAGCGCAACGAGGCCAACGTCATCACCGCGCTGTCGCTCGACGCCGCCTTCACCGGCGCGCTGATATTCGACGAGTTCAGCCAGGAGATCATCGTCGCCCGCCCGCTGCCATGGGATCCGGCAGGCACGGTGCATCCCCGCCCCTGGGGCGAGGCGGACGACGTGCGCTGCGCCGAGTGGCTGCAGCGGCACGAGATCAACGTCCCGCCCGTGGTGGTCGGCCGCAGCGTCGTCGCCGTGTCGCGCAACATCCGCATCCACCCGGTGCGCGATTACCTCGAGGCGCTGGCCTGGGACGGCACACAGCGCCTCGACACCTGGGCCATCGCCTATCTCGGTGCTGAGGACACGGCGCTCCACCGCAGCATGGCCGCGCTGTGGATGGTCTCTGCTGTCGCGCGGATCATGCAGCCCGGCTGCAAGGCCGACCACATGCTGATCCTGGAAGGGCCGCAGGGCATCCGGAAGTCGACCGCCCTGAAGGTGCTCGCCTCGGAGCCCTGGTTCACCGACGAACTCGCCGAGCTCGGCTCGAAGGACGCGGCGCAGCAAATGCGCGGCATCTGGATCATCGAGATGGCGGAGCTCGACGCCATCGGCCAGGCAGACATCTCGCGCATCAAGGCCTTCCTGAGCCGCACCACGGACCGGTATCGGCCGCCCTACGAGCGCTACGTCGTCACCGTGCCGCGGCAATGCGTCTTCGCCGGCACGGTGAATCCGGACACCTATCTGCGGGACGAGACCGGCAATCGGCGCTTCTGGCCGCTGCGCTGCGGCGACATCGACCTGGACGGGCTGCGGCGTGATCGTGACCAGCTCTGGGCCGAAGCCGTCGCGCGTTATCGCGCCGGGGCACCCTGGTGGATCGAGGACCGCGCTCTCGTCGCCGAGGCCAGCGCAGCCCAGGAGGCACGCTACCAGGGCGACGCCTGGGACGCGCGGATCGAGCGCTGGCTCGTCTCCGAGAGGCGGCCAGTGAATGTCGGCGTCGGGCAATTCGAGGACTGGCAGGAGCGCTTCGTGCCGCGGGCGAAGCCGCTGACTGACATCTCGATCGGCGAGGTGCTGGAGCAGGCACTCGGCATCGAAGCGGCGAAGTGGACGAAGGGCGACCAGATGCGCGTGGGCGCCTACCTCAAGGCGAAGAAGTGGGAGCGCTACAAGACGACCGGCTCCGCCAAGGACGGCGTCGCCCGCGAATGGCGCTACCGCCGGCTCTCCTCGCCGGAGGAGGTTGTGTGATGGCCCACCGGCGCGTCACCGGGAGGCTGTTCTGTCCCACTGTCCCACCTTGGCGATTTCCGCTGGCGAAGTGGGACACGCGCAAGCCCAGCTTTTCAGCGGGTTTCCGAGCGGCTGTCCCACTGTCCCGCCTGTCCCACCTGCTCCTTAGAGCCATACGCGAAGGGTGTGATGGGTCGGGACATACATTCTCCTATACGGGTTTAGGCGGGCCGTCCTGGAGTGGGACAGGTGGGACAAGGCCGCGCAAACATCTGAATTCGAACGCATTTCGCCGTCCCACTTCGGTCGCAGGGGTGGGACGAGGCGGGACGGGTGGGACGTCCCGGCACTCCCGCTCGGCGCACCGAGCCACCGGTCCGCCCAGACCAGCAGCGCGCCCCCTGAAGCCGGGCAGCGACGGCGAGCTCCGCCAAGAACCGCGCCGTCGCCGCCCTCACCACGACGATCCCCTCTCGGAGACCCCATGGCTCTCGCGACTCTCCCCATGCCCGCTGCGCACGCAAGCGGGCCGCCGATCACCGCCGCTCTGCCCGCCGCCCTGCGGCATCACGCGGTCCTCGCCCTCGACCTCGGCACCACGACTGGATGGGCGCTGCGCAGCCAGGACGGCGGCATCACCTCCGGCATCATCACCTTCCGCCCAAGCCGCTTCGAGGGCGGCGGCATGCGCTACCTGCGCTTCCGCAGCTGGCTCGGTGAGTTGGCCGGGCTCACCGGCGGCCTCGCGCGCATCGCCTTCGAGGAGGTGCGCTCCCACGCAGGCACCGACGCCGCGCATCTGTACGGCGGCTTCCTCGCGCACCTGTCGGCCTGGTGCGAGGAGCGCGGCGTCGCCTACGAGGGCGTGCCGGTCGGCACCATCAAGCGCTTCGCCACAGGCCGCGGTAACGCCGACAAGGCGGCGATGATCGCGGCGGTGCGGGCGCGCGGCTTCGCGCCGGCGGATGACAACGAGGCGGACGCCATCGCCCTGCTGCTCTGGGCGACCGACCCGAAGGGTGGTCGGGCATGAGGCTCCCCGATGCGCCGCAGCCGCCCCGATCGTGTCTGGACCTGGCACGCAGCCCGTCCACTGCGGTGGACCTCGACGCAATGCGCGCCGCTGCCTGGCACCGGCACGGCGTCGCCGCCCTGGCCGTGGAGGACATCGCCGATTCCTGGCTCCGCCAGGCCGTCATCAACGAAGCCAGTCGGCGATGGGGCCGCCGTCACGGAGGAGAGCAGCATGGCCGGTAAGCGGAAGGCGAAGCGCGACACCACGGGGCAGGAGGATCTGTCGAAGCCATCGAAGTGGCGGCTGCAGCACGGCGCCTTCGCCGAGCCGATCCGCGACACCGATCCGGAGACCGGCAGCCCGGTCCAGCATCGTCGCGCCGTCGACACGCTCGGCATGATGCTGGCCAACGGCACCATCACGCCGCAGATGCACGAGGCGGGCTGTATCTTCCGAACGCTGTTCCGCTCCGCGGCGCTGGACGGCATCGCCACGTCCCAGCTGATCCGGCTGGCGGGCGCCACCGCCGACGCGATGTCGAGCCGGCAGATCGATGCCCGGCGCCGCGTGGCGGACGCCCTGGACGCGCTCGGCGGCCACGACAGCCCGGCTGGCTCCTGCGTGTGGTTTGTCGTCGGGCTCGAGTTCTCGGTCCGGGAATGGGCGATGCGCCAGGGCTGGTCGGGCCGGCCGGTGCACGGGCCGGTGGCGCAGGGCATCCTCGTCGCGGCACTCGGGACGCTGGCGATGCACTTCAGGCTCACGCCGCGGCAGCGGGCGGCGTAGATCGGCGACCTGACCCGCCTACGCCGCGGCGACGCCTACCGCCGAGCTCTGCTGCGGCGAAGCGGCCAGCGCCTTCTTCAGTCTCGGACCGAAGACGGCCCTGAACTTGAGCAAGCGCTTGACGACCCAGTCGCGGACCTCCTGCTCGTTCGCCGAGGCCTCCGCGATGGACGTGTTCTCTCGGACGGCCGAAATTCGAGACGCGCGCCTGGCGTCGAGCCTTGTTCTTCACCATGTCGCCGACATCGATGTACAGCTCGACCCTGAGCCGATTTCCAGAGGCAAATGCGGTGCTGTAGGAGATCCCGCTCGTACCGCTCGAGAACGCGTACCAGCTCTGGGGTTGGGCCGCCTTCGCGTTGGTGAATTTGTGCTTCTCGCGAAGCTCGTCCATGAGGCCCTGGTAGAACTCCTGGTACGCGACGGTTTTGTCGGTGAGGGTCTTGCTCGCCGACGCGGCGGCTGTCTTGGCCCATGCGTTCGGTGACGCGGCCAACCTAAACACGACAGCCGGTGGCGAGCCGGAGATGCTGATGACCTCCAGCGCGATCATGAAGAAATCGACCGTCTCTCGGGTGTGCCGATTGAGGAAGTCAATCGCCTCGCGGTGCTCCTCGCGGACCTCTGGTGCGATCCAGACGATGACACCGGCATCAAGACCGGCGGCATACGTGATGAGCTGACCGAGATGCCCATGATCGGTCGCGGACAACTGGTTCTCGATGATCACCCGCCGCCCGCTGCCTGTGTCGCGCGCCTCGATGTCGCAGGCGAAGGAGCCGACCGGCGCTTCCATCCTGACGAGCTCAAGATCAAGCCCCAGGGCTTCGCCGAGCATTCCGAGATTGGCGGCGAGCCACGGCGTGAAGTCCTTCGCCTCCATGGGCCAGAGCTTCCGTGGGTCGATGCTCTCCAGCTTGCCCAGGGTCACCATCGCAGTTCTTCCCCCTTTCCGGACGACTTTGCCGCCCGGCCGTTAACGCGTCCACCGCGCAGGGCGCCCTGTCGTCAGTCGCTTCCGAGGACGTAGGCGACCGCCTCGGCGATGAGCGTCATGGGCAAGGCGGGATGGTGCGCCAGGATGGCATCCCGCACGGCCCTGCTATTCGAGTCGCCCAGCCGCGGCGGGAAGACTTCATGCGGACGCCGGGCAGCCCTTCCTGCCGCCAGCGCAGCAGCGCTCAGCCACGGCGGCGGAGGGCGGGACTGAGGGCCGTCTGGCATGGCCGACCATACCGCCGGCTTGGAGAACAATACAAGAACATGCTATGAGACGGGTGAACCAGAAGGAGATGCAGCCATGGCCGCTCGGAGGCAGGCACGCGTGCGTCCGGTCGATGCCGCGATTGTCCGGCTTTTGGCGCTCGCCGCGAAGGGCGTGCAGCCGCAGCGCATGGCACGTGAGGTCGAGGTGATCGTCGCCGAATGACTGCGCGCGCCAGACGCCGACCCCGCCGAAGCGAAGGCGTGGCTCGATGAACTGCGGGAGCAGATCGCCATCGGCGTCGGCGATGCCGAGGAGCAGCTCTCCAACATCGACACCAGCGAGCCAGCCGCGGTGAAGCAGGCGCAGGCCGCGCTGGCCGCGCTAGTCGCCACGCGGGATGCCGCTGAGCGTGCGCGAGCCGCTGTCCGTGCATGAGCAGCCCTCACTGGCTGCGCATGCTGGTCCTGACAGGACCCTTCGGCTCGGCTAATGGGCAGGCTTCTCAAGGAGCTTGTCTATGTCGAAGAAGTTTCTCACCGACGTCATCGCGCAGTCCGCCGACATGCCGGCCGCAGCCGCGGGCCGCTTGGCCGCGGACATCATCGCCGCGATCAAGGGGCAGATCGTAGAGACCGGCCGCTTCACGATCCCTGACTTCGGCGCGTTCGTCGTGCGGGAGACGGCGAAGCGGACGGCGCTGAACCCGAAGACCGGCGAGAAGGTCGCGGTGAAGGCCGGCGCAGCGGTGCGCTTCAAGGCGAGCCCAGCGCTGAAGGAAGCGGCCTTCGCCGGCCTGAAGAAGGCGAAGCGGAAGGCTGCGAAGGGCTGAGTGAACCTGCGCGTGGGCGCGGCCGCCTGCGGCTGTGCCCACGTCCCTCGTACAGATGCCGCTGTTACAATTCACCCCGTGGCGGTGCGCAAATCGAGTTGGGTATGATGGTGACACGTCGAGAAGGTGCGCCGAGCACCGCGGCTCCGGAGCCACTCGCCCGCTGATCAGCCACTGTGGCTCTCGAGCCGCAGGGTCCTTCCTGGCCCCGCTGTATGCGGGGGGCGGAAGCGCGCAACATCGCTAGCGCCAGGCCGAAAATATGGTTTGCAGTTTGCACCATTTTCCCGCCGCTTCAATTCGTTAGCTGCAAACCATGGCCCGCCCGGCTCCCCGCCGCGGCGCGCATGGTTTGCACCCACCCTGATCCACGGATGGTGCCGATGCCTCTCCCCTGGATGGCAGCGAAGATCCTGCTGCGCCCGGTGGCGGAGCTGCGCGCGCATCCGGGCAACGCCCGCGTCCACGGCGCCGCGCAGATCGAGCAGATCAAGGCCAGCATGCTGGCCTTCGGTTTCACCAACCCGCTCCTGGTGGACGACGCCGGCGTGCTGATCGCCGGGCACGGCCGGCTCGAGGCCGCAGTGGCGCTCGGCATCGACAAGGTGCCGACCATCGTGCTGCGGCATCTGTCTGGGGCGCAGAAGGAAGCGCTGCGGCTCGCCGACAATCGCATCGCCGAGAATGCGACCTGGGACCAGGCGCTGCTCCGCGACGCGCTGGCCGCAGTCCAGGCGGCGCAGGACATCGATCTCGGCGCGCTGGGCTTCTCTGCGGATGAACTCGCGAACATCCTCGCGGCGGCTGGAGATGCCGTGTCCAACGGCGACGCGCCCGAGGCTCTGTCCGCGGATTCCGCCGAGGGGGGCGGTGCGGCAGGCGCGGCGGATGCGGAGGAGACGGCGGACGATCCCGCCGACGCCGAACCGGAGCCGCCGCGCCAGGCCGTCGCGCGGGTCGGCGACATCTGGCTGCTCGGCGAGCATCGCCTCGCCTGCGGCGACAGCACGAACCGCAGCACCGTCGCGCGCGTCATGGCCGCGGATCGTGCGGCGGTGCTCTTCACCAGCCCGCCCTACGGCAACCAGCGGGACTACACCACCGGCGGTGTCTCGGATTGGGACGCGTTGATGCAGGGCGTGTTCCAGCATCTCGATGGCGCGGTCCGCCGCGACGCGCAGGTTCTGGTGAACCTCGGCCTGATCCACCGCGAAGGGGAATGGCAGCCGTATTGGCAGGGCTGGCTGGACTGGATGCGCGCGCAGGGCTGGCGGCGTTTTGGACTCTATGCTTGGGATCAGGGGCCCGGTTTGCCGGGCGACTGGAACGGCCGCCTCGCGCCGGCCTTCGAGCTGGTCTTCCACTTCAACCGCGAGGCGCGGCAGGCGAACAAGATCGTGCCGTGCAAGTGGGCTGGCACGCCGAACAAGGGCAGCGGGCTCCGCGCCGCCGACGGCGAGGTGAAGGCCTACACCCATATCGGCCTCCCGGTGCAGGAGATGCGCATCCCGGACAGCGTGCTGCGGATTGCGCGGCACAAGGGGCGCGGCATCGAGACGGAACACCCGGCGGTGTTCCCCGTCGCGCTGCCGGAGTTCCTGATGCGCGCTTACACGGACGAGGGCGACGTGGTGTTCGAGCCGTTCGGCGGCTCGGGCACGACGATCCTGGCGGGCCAGCGCACGGGGCGCCGCGTCCGCGCGATCGAGCTTGCGCCCGCCTATGTCGACCTGGCGATCGCCCGCTGGCGGACGCTGCATCCCGACCTGCCGGTGACGCTCGCCGACGATGGGCGGGATTACGACGCCGTGGTGGCCGCCCGCGTGGAGGCTCTCGCTGATGCTGCGTGATCTCCAGGTGACCACCATCTCCGTCACCGCGCTCGTGCCGTATGCGGAGAACGCGCGGACGCATTCCGAGGCGCAGGTCGCGCAGATCGCGGCCTCGATCGCCGAGTTCGGCTTCGTGAACCCGGTGCTGGTGGACACCGCCGGCGTGTTGGTCGCCGGCCACGGCCGCATCATGGCTGCGAAGCGCCTCGGCATGGCGGCGGTGCCGGCGATCCGCCTCGCGCACCTCACCGAGGCGCAGGCCCGCGCGCTGCGGCTGGCCGACAACCAGATCGCGCTGAACTCCGGCTGGGACGAGGCACTGCTGGCCGCCGAGATCGCCCGCATCCGCGACGAGGCGGTGGTGGACCTCGACGTGCTCGGCTTCTCCGGCATGGAACTGGACCGGCTGCTGGCCGCGGCCGATTCCGGCCTCGACGACGATGCCGACGAGGCGCCCGAGCCGCCGGCGGTGCCCGTCACGCGCACGGGCGATCTCTGGCGTTGCGGCGAGCACCGCCTGCTCTGCGGCGACGCCACGAAGCTGGCCGATGTGCAGCGCGCGCTCGGTGATCGTTCGCTTGCCGACATGGCCTGGTGCGATCCACCCTATAATGTTGCGTATGAAGGCGGCACCGCGGCGAAGATGACCATCGCCAACGACGCCCTCGGCACCGGCTTCCTCGATTTCCTCCGCCCCGCGCTCGCCAACCTGCTCTCGGTGACGAAGGGTGCCTGCTACATCTGCATGTCCTCCTCCGAATGGCCGACGCTACATCGCGCCTGGCAGGAGGCGGGCGGCAAGTGGTCGAGCACGATCATCTGGGCGAAGAACACCTTCGCGCTCGGCCGCGCCGACTACCACCAGCAGTTCGAAGCCATGCTCTACGGCTGGAAGGCCGGCGCGCAGCACTATTGGTGCGGCGCACGCGACCAGGGGAATGTCTGGCACTTCGACAAGCCGGCGCGGAACGACCTGCACCCGACGATGAAGCCGGTGGCGCTGGTGGAGCGCGCAATCCGCAACAGCAGCAAGCAGCGTGACACGGTGCTGGATCCCTTCGGCGGCTCCGGCACGACGATGATCGCGGCGGAGCGGACCGGGCGGCGCGCCGTGCTGCTGGAGATTGATCCTGCCTATGCCGATGTGATCGTGCGGCGCTGGCAGGAGGCGACCGGCGAGGCCGCGGTGCTCGACGGCGAGGATCGCACCTTCGCCGATGTCGCTGCTGCGCGTGGCGTCATCGATCATGATGTGATGCAGAGCGCCGGCTCATAGCAATCCTGCGGCGCTGCATCTGGCTTGGCTCGGACGCGGCACAGCGCGAATGGTCCGTCACGCGATGCGGATGACGGAGACCACGATGACGAAGCGCGAAGCCAGCCAGCAGCGGAGCCTCGCCGCATTCCTGGCGAAGAAAGCGGAGTTCGACGCGCTGCTCACTGAGTTGCAGCAGGCCAGCGACGACCACTTCGGGGCGGACCCGGAGACGGTGCTCTGGGCCGAAGCGGCCTGGCTCGCGGACGCCACGGCGAAGCTGAAGGACATCGCAGACCAGCATTTCCGCCGCGGCGAATACACGCCCTGACGCAGCGCGCCTCCCGCACCGCCCCGACCGGCACGCGCCGGCGGGGCTCCAGGTGGTAGCACCCGGCTGATCGGGTGCCGAACCGGAGACCCCGACGATGAAGCTTTCGGACACGCAACGCGCGATCCTCGCCGCCGCCGCCGAGCACCCCGAGCACCTGGCCTATCCGCCCGAGCGTCTCCCTGCCGGTGCCCGGCAGAAGGTCGCGCAGGCGCTGCTGAAGCAGGACCTGGTGATCAGCGTGCATCGCCCCTCCTACGACGCCATCGCGAAGTGGACGGTGGAGGGCGACGAGATGCTGCTGAAGATCACCGACGACGGGCTGCGCGCCATCGGCATCGACCCGTATGCGGGCGACGCGGCAGAGGACGAGCAGAGCGCCGCCGCGGAAGCCGCCGCGCCGGTGCCCGACACGGCGCCCACGGGCGGCGAGGAGGCGGCGCCGCGGGGTGAGGACGCCCCGGCACCCGAGCCCGCCCAGGCCGCGCCCGTGGCGCCCACGCCGCGTGCCAACCTGCGCGACGCCGCCGCGGCGGTGCTGGCCGCCTGGGATGACGAGGCCAACCGCGAGACGGACATCGTCGGCGCCCTCGATGGTCCGATGGAGGCGCTCCGCGCGCTGCTCGCCACCAAGCCCGCTCGCACCCTACGCGAGGCCGGCGCGCCGCGGAAGCCGCGCGAGGGCACGAAGCAGGAGACGGTGCTGGCGATGCTGCGCCGCGAGGAGGGCGCGACCATCGCGCAGATCTGCGAGGCGACTGGCTGGCAGCAGCACACGGTCCGCGGCTTCTTCGCCGGCCTCAAGAAGCGCCAGGGCATCACGGTGATCGCCGCCGAGCGCATCCGCCAGGTCGGGCCGAACAAGGAGGGCGCGCGCGGCAGCTTTAGCATCTACCGCATCGCCGACTGACGCGCCGGCGTTGCGCTCACGGCCCGCCGCCCTGCGGCGGGCCTTCGTACTTCTCCCACGGCTTGGGCTTGGGCTTCGGTGGATCGAGTGCGAGGATCAGCTCCTCCACGGTCCATTTCTGGCGCTTCGCTGCCTTCACCACGTCCAGCAGCACCTTCCTGGCGTCGTCGAAGTAGAGCTTCACCATGCGCGGCGTGCCGACGCTTTGCTCCGCGAGGGCCATCGCCTTCGCGGTCGCTTCGACCATCTTCTCGATGTCCTTCGGCGCACTCGGCTGCGTCATCTGCGTCGGCCTTCGATGGTCGCCACGATGTCGCATGTCGCACGATCTGCTGCACGCAGAAATTCGCGCGAGGCTGCTCATCATTCGCCTTGGCTGTGCGGAAGCGCAGCGCGAAGCGTCCGTCACGCGCAGGCACCTCGCCGCGCAGCACGGACACGGACGATGCAGCAGACCGACACCATCACGCACCTGAAGGGCCTCGCCGATCACGCCCGCCTCAGCCACGCGCATTGGCTGCGCAGCGCGCGCCAGGGCGGCAGCGGGAACTACGGCCCGGCCTACTGCATCGACGGCGCCAGCACCTGGCGCCGCCGGCTCGGCGAGTTGCTTGCGCAGATCCGCGACGCGGAGCGGGTGCGGTGAGCGCCCGGACGCAGCGCCGCTGGATCGTGCTCGGCCAGGACGGGCGGCACGTCACGCTGAGGCGCGCGGCGCCGCCCTCCGCGGAGGAGATCGCCGCGGCGAGCAGGGCGATGGAGGCGCAGGGCCTCGCCGGCTGGATCGCCACGACGGACGGTGACTATTGGGGGCGCGGGCGCGTGACGCTCGTGCCCGTGCAGATCATCGGCGCCGCTGCGACGATGGAATGGCCAGCCGCCGTCACTGCCTTCCTGGAAGCCCGCCAGCGCGCGCGGCGCACTGCCTGATCCTGTCCCATCGCGCGCGGCGGGAGGTCCGCCGCCATGCCCGAGCTCACCCCATCCACCCGCGAGGCCGCGCGCCGCATCGGCATCACCGACACCGCCCTGCGCAAGGCCGAGAGCACGGGCCGCATCGGCCGTGAGCCGGACGGCCAGTGGGACATCGAAAAGACCCGTCGTCGCCTGGTGGAGACCGCCGATCCTGCTCGGTCCCCGCTGGCCAATGGCGGCGGCGCTGCCGGCTCCGGCGACACGCCCTATGCCCGGCTGAAGGTCGCGCAGCTCGCGCTGAAGGTCGAGGCACAGCGCCTCGCCCTCGACGAGAGCAAGGGCAAGCTGCTCGACGTCACCGAGGCGAACGCCGCGCTCGATGAGATCGGCAGCACGATGCGCGACGCGCTGCTGAACTGGCCCGCCCGTGTCTCGGGCCTGATCGCCGCCGAGATCAGCGTCGATCCGCATCTGCTGCAGACCATCCTGCAGAGCCACATCAACGACCTGCTGACGG